TTTAGTTCTTCCAATAAAAGGTTAAGGCGTTTCCTTTTAAACCCTGTGCTCGATACCCCATAATCAGACATTTATAGTCACCTTATCTTTATCTATGAATCCAAAAGTAGTTTCAGCAGAAAACGACACAGACAATGTTCTTGATGAACCACCTTCATAAATCATAGAGAAGTCGGTTAACCTTTTCACACCTGGAGTCCTTAAAATTTTACTCTTGAATATGGACTCTATATTGGCTAAATTTGCCGGTTTTGTAAATACCTCCTGGAAGTAAGGTACGCCCGCATCTATGTCCAGGAACCACTCTCCAAGATAAAACAGTAACCGGCTGCGAACATGCTGTACAACTTCAGCGGCATCGTCTACGGTTTTTAGCTTACCGGCTTGTATTATTAAGTCGTTGCTAGAATCTAACGCTCTACCTATCATACCGGGCTTCCTGTATTCTGTTGAGTATCACCGTCTGAGTCATTGGCTTGCGGATGAGTGTGGGTACTGCTGATGTCTACCCCGTTATTAGTAACCGGCCCGGTAATGTCCATGCCACCTGACATAGTAGCTGCTCCTCCAGCGCCCTGAGCCAGCGTACCGCCGATTATTACGTTACCCGCTAGGGTTATAGTGGGTGCTGTTATGGTACAACTTGAGGTCGCTGTAATCTCTGCTGTACCGCTGGCGGTCGCAACTAGGTTAACACAATCCACCGTCACATCTGAGTCAGATGTTATATCTATACTGGAATCATTGTTTAAAGATATAACCGCTGAGCCGTCATCCTTTTTAACTTGTGTCGCCGTACCACTGTAAGAAGGAATTTTATTTGGTAAAGAAGATAACCCTACTATAGCGGTAGCGTCGGAAAGACTATGGAACCGTTTAGCGTTCGGTTCACGTATACCGCCGAACTTATGCCAAGTATCTATCGCACGTTCTGCAAACATAATAAGGCATTCATCACCTTTGGTAACAGGGAAGGTAAGCGAGAACCCTCCGCCCCTTGGAAACTGTATCGGGACATTTATAAGCAGCGGTAAATTAGAAGGAGTTAGCGTCTCAGTGATACCCTCCCGCGTTATAAACACCCGTTTAATGGTCGGTTGTATGCTGGCGGTTTGGGTAACTGGGTCAAAGCTTTCTATAATACCGGGCATGGAAGTATGAAGGTCTTTCAGCCGGTTAGCTATACCCTGTTTTATATTAGCTGCTAAAGTCGCTATCGCTGATTTTCCAATACTCATTTTATGATTACCCCTTTAACTGAGGAAAGCCAGTCACCGTCTCTTGAATCACCCCTAAAAATAACCTCTTGTATTTTATAAAGCCCTTCCCCAGTTGTTCGTTTCTTTCTTTGGAAAAACAAATTACCGACAGATACTTCAGCGTTAATTGATTGAATAAGAAAAGCCCGGTTAGGAAGTAGTCTAGGATTCAGCAATGTGGTAACATCTATACCTCTTTCTGTAACCGTGGGCGAATTTATCATACCTGTAGCGGCTGTAATCACTACCGCCTCGTCACCTTCTAACGGTTCGGTATCTGGCGTTATAACAATCTCACCGTCTTGTATGCTCCAAGTAAACCCATACTCCTCAGCAAAGTTATCCATTATATCCTTGGCGGAACCTGAGAGTACCTGACCACGTATTTTGTCGTCTACCTGCGGCAACCCTTGCAGCGTACCAATATTAATGTCTGAGAAGCTTTTAAGGACTTCCCCTATGGCTGATTTAACACTGAGGTTTTCACTTAATGTTTTGTTGAAGGTTGCATTTTGCCAGGACTTTTCACCATCGCCAGAGTATATCGTTAGGAGTCTGTCCCTGCCTGCTTTGTTTTGGAATACGTTACGGACATCACCTTTAAACAGCAACCGCATATCACCTTCGTACCCGGCGTTTAAAACTATCTTGGTATAGCGCTCCTGTAAAGCCGACAAGGTATCTTGATTAGGATTGTACAGGGTTAACCGGGCTATGTTAGGGAAAGACAATATACTCTTTGTTATTTCAAAGTTCAACCGCAAACCCCGTATAATACGAGCTTCTCCACCTGGAGGTATAACCGTCAACTCGTATAGCCGTTTATACTGGCGAGCCATTCTGTAGCTCCTCTTCAGTTAGTATAAACAAACGGGAGAGTTTACCAAGCTGATCTCTACTAGGATCTTGTCCAGGGTTTTCCAGGTTTACTATATACCCTATACCGATATCTAAGTTGTACTGACCAAATATATCAGCGCCCGGTAGCAGTGCTATACCGTTCACCAAGTCAACACCTCCGACAGCCAAGTCAAGCGACCAGTTACCTGTCCGGCTATTAAGTATAACTCTCATGTCGTACTTAGTAGCTTTAATAACGATACTAAATAACTGCTCGGGTTTGGATGTCAGTGGTATTTCAATCATGGTCCTACTATCCAGTCATATAGAATTTTTGTAAATGATTTGTTCGTGGCTGCTGAAGGTTCTACGGCTTCCTTTCTACCAGACTTTTCCGCCGGAGAAGCTTGCTCTGTAGCAGAACCGGCTTGCAATTGTTCCTCTGTTAACTGTACTACCTCAGACTGAGTTATAATAACCTGCTGTACGTCTATTGACATCCTAACAATACGAGAAGTGTTTTTGTCTTGCTGCACACTAACATTCGTTATGATCATGTTGGTGTATAGCTTCAACTTGGTCTGTAGCTCTATAGGTTCACGGTCTTCCTGTAGCTGAACGATAGCGTTATAGGCTGCATTGCTGCGAGTTATATTATCCGTAGTAGAAGTACCAAATAAACCCGTTACAGAGTCAACTATCTGACCAAAAGCAGCAAGCCCCATAGGAGTATCAGAAACTTGAGCTACTATATTAAGCTGCTTAGGTTGGACAACCGCATGGTCTGTTATCTCCGCGCCTAGCTCTACCGGGTTACTGGTTAAGCTGACCTCGTTGGTATGGCTCTCTGATATAACAGCGTCTAACTGTATATCGCCTATGGCTTTTTGCGTACGAATAAACAGGTTCTCAAAAGCCATAATTATTGATCCACTGTACTATTAAGGTCTTGACTTGTCTGCTGAGAGAATACATCATAAACAGACTGAGCTATTTCCTCGGCTGTATCCGCTCCGCCTTGTACTGTAATATCTATCTTTTCCACTACTGTTTTATAGGCACTAGAAACTTCTTCTTCTGTGCTATTGTACAGGTTGGAAACCATTTCCTTACTTTCTGGTATTAGTCCTGTTCCTTCTATCGTACTCAAACCTGTCACGTGGCCTATAAAACCCGGTATATTACCAATAACTTCTTTAAGATTATCAAACGAGAAGTCGTCAAACAAACCAAATATCTTCTCCCAACCGTCTAATATTAGCATGGTTAAATAGTATACGACATGGAGTGCACTGGTAACCGCTATTATCTCATCCTCCCACTTAGGATACTTCTCAATCATATCCCCTATAAAGGTTTCGCCGCCTTCAAAGAATACCTTAGCCTCTTCAACCAGCGCAACAAAAGCAAGCGCCAAGGCAGAAAGCAATAACGGCAACAAAAAGAAACTGACGTTAGCTGCTAATGTTGCAAGGGTTAAACCTTTCATCAATGCGATCATTTGATACAGATGAGTTAGAACTCTCATAGCTATAAAAGCGCCTAACGCTACAGTCAAGAGCTTTAGTGCCGTTGTAAATTGATCTACCCACTTTGGCATATTCTGTTCAATGAGATCACGGTTAATCATCCACCAGTCGGTAAACGTACCAACCGTCTCTTTCATTATTGGTGCTAGTACTCGGGTAAACAGTCTGGATATATGTTTGGTAACTGACCACAAGTCAACCAGAGCATCGTTAAACTCCGCGGATACTTTAGCATCTTCAGCGGTTGTCTCGCCTAGTGCCTTAGCCTTGGTTGTCATCTCCTCTATAGCCTGAGGACCAAGTTGAAGCAGCCGTATGGAGTCTCTAAGACCTAGTTTGTCAGCCAGTTCTATTTGTCTAGCGCGACCTAGCCCCTGCATGCGACCTGATACTTCTTTTAACAGGTTGCTGGCGGATTTTACTTGCCCGTTGGCACCAGTTGTAGAAATACCAAGTAGCCCAAAAGCCTCAACCCCAGAACCTACCCCGCGAGCCGCCTCAGAAGCCCTTAGAGAGAGTTCCCGCAATGAGTTAGCCATACCATCGGCGCTACCCCCGGCAATCTGCTGAGCGTGCTGTAAGGCGTTAACATTATTTACAGTTTCGCCTATTTCGTCAGCAAGTTTACCCTGTTTATCTGATGCAAGGGAAGAAGCCACTACCATCCCTGTTAAAGCGGTAGCGGTAGCGGCTGCGGCTTTAGCTAGATTCTTAACAATACCGACAGTCTTGCCGATATCGTCTGAAAACTTTTTGGCTTCTCCAGAGTCATATTCAAACCCTAAGCCCACCAATAGCTCATCTATTAAAGCCATCTTACTTTCCTTTGGGTTTCTGGGTCATTGCTGACTTTAAATCCATTAACTCGTGCATCATCATAAGGTCTTCCATGGAATACGTGCCGTCCTGTAACTCTTTTAGACTGCACATCGGCGGTTCATTTAATAAGGGCCGATGCAAGTACGTATCCACATTAGGGAACCGCTTAGGATCTACAGTGAACCCTGAACTCTGGCCAGAAGTTCTTCTGCCTTCTGGCCTTTGAGCAAATTTCCGTAGTTTACCTTAACCACAAACATGAACACCTTATAAACATCCATAAGGTTATCGCCAGAGAAAGTCTGGTTGAAGTTTGTTTCTGTTATTTTGGTTCCGTCACAAGCTACACCAATAACCGCTGTCTTTATAAGCGCCGTTATTTCTTCAGGTGAGTTGGACTCAAACAGTAAAGCGATACCGTCGGAAAGAGCCTCTGCTTCTTCCCCTTCGGTTGCTTTGGTCTTGCTTGATTCCGAAGCCATAGAAGCAATCTTACCGACACTGGCACCAAATGTCTTGGCCAGTTTCATTTTCATAAGTATTGCTTTTTCAGCAGGCCACTGAGTTACACTAAACTCGTGGTCGCCGATTTGAGTTGTTTCGGTATTACAAGCCATAACATAAACTCCCGGTATTCATATTATTACCCGGCCAAATAAATTCCAGGAGGAGGTATCTAATTAGGCCGGGATCCTCAGATAGTCCGCCCTCCCCTTGGAAACCTTTTATCCCCCGTGAAGGAGATCCAAACGCTCCACCACAATGTTCCATTCTTGCGGTTGCGCATTAGTACCGCGAGTCATATCGGCTGGACGTGTGATATAACCTTGCGTACCTGATCCCAAGTCCAAACCTTTGGTATCTTTAAACTGAACAAAGATAGGAACAAACTCACCGTTTTCTTGAGCAGTAATAAGCGCCGACAAGAACTTGTTAGAATCCGACGTTTGCATAAGCCGGAAAGTAACAGTACCTGACCGGTCTGCACTAATAGAAATAGTCATCTCACCATCTGTACCAACGCTATGAGCGGCTGAGTCGTTTAGCCGAGACAAGCTTATTACGTCGTCGCCTTCATAAAAGCCTGATATTTCCAAACCGTTGACAAGAAGTATCGTATTTAGGAAACTATAATCTTTCATTGCTTACCCCCTATCGTTCAAATATGCCGTTGATTTGAGCGCCGTGAATGGCACCTGCACCGAGAGCAACAAAGCTTAGACCTGGATACAACCGGCCTTCTTTGTCGGACTGGTTAATGTCTGCTACTGGTACGGTAATGGTTTTGTAACCGTTAGCCAGGAACTCGCCGTCAATTGTTTCACCGGCTGCGATAAAACCATTGCGAACCGCCTCGTCCAGTGCGTTTATAACTTGTTGCTCCAGGGCTGCTACACCTTTGTCGGTATAAGGAACCTTAGTAGTACGAGTTAGCAAGTAACCGAACACGTTTGTTTGAATTGCGTTTTCAAGCCAGTCAATACCGTGGACTTCGTCAAAGAAGGTATTGTTAGCCATACGAGATTCGGAATACATATCGCTCGCGCCAACCAGAATAAAGGCGTTGCCCCGTTTGCTATCCAGAACAGCTTTCTCGTTTTGAGTAAGTTGTTCAACGGTAATACCCGGCCCCTGTTTAAACTTCAACGTGAGCGTACTATTCGGTTGATTAAAGTTAACAGTAAAGGCGCGACCAAGTACAGACGCTGAAGGGTACTGACCAGGACTAGAGCTATATGTGCTAATGGTACGGCGTAGATTCTTAGCCATTAGTACGCTCAGGATGTCAGAGCTTGTTACACTGTCCAAAGCATCCAGGTCGTTACTGGTATTACCAAACACTTTAACCCGTGCTTCACACCAGTCAGCAGCGGCTTCAACAGCGTCTTCCCCGTTAACCACAAACCCATCGCGGATTTCCTTGGTAAATATCAAGCCGTACCAATCGGGGTCAACGTTCTGGATTGCATTAAGACTGGAAGTAATAGTTTCGGCAGCTACTCCGTCAACCTTAGTACCTTCGCCTTGACGTATTTCCAAAAGACTGGAAATCTCTGTACCTATACCGGCATCAAGTCCAAACCCGATAGTAGATGTTCCACCTACTGTACCAGAGTTTATAAAGAATCGGGTTCCGTCATGAGTTACAGTAGCAGCGGCAAAGCCACCGGAAGCAATAGCTTGAACTCCCGTTTGCAAGGTGGTTGCAATCTCAGCAAAGGTTACATCACCTGTAAAATCAAGCCCACTTACAACGTCTGAGACGCCATCAATGGTCAGGCCAAAAGCACCGTCACTAATAGCGGTAAACAAGGCAAGGTTATCTTCATTGTCTTCTACAGCGCCACCACGGAGTTGAGCAGCCACATCCGTAGGGTAACGGGTAGAAACTTTCAACTTCATTGGTTTTGGTTGCTGGCTAAAATAAGCCGTTGCCGCTTTTACTACTTCTGACGTTCCAGGCCAATCGGCTGTTACCCCATCCAGATTACTATAATAACGAATACGCTCTGCAACACCGATAACACCAGTTTCAGCGGTAACGATGTTAAGAGTCCCAAAGCCTTTTCTCGCTGGAAAGGTAGCACCAATGGCGATACTAACACTTACCATATTTGAAACTGGGATTGTCATGTTATTACACCTCTATATTAAAATTGTACTTTAGACCGCGATACTGGAACTCACTTGTTATGTCTATTGCTTGTATTGACTTAACAATGTCTTGATCAGTAGCTACGGTATTCAAAACAAGATCAAACTGTGATCTCTCTTCCCAACCGTCATCAGTCGGGCTGTCTATATCCCTAACTTCAGAACGACTTACCAGACCAACACCAGCAGAACTAAACAGGGATTGGATTGATTCTCTTACTAGACCTATTCTAGCGTTCCTAGAGTTACCCGTTGCATTAGCTCTATAAAAGTTTATCGACATTGTTATATTCCTTAGACCTGATATCTTTTCAGTCAAATCTAGGTTGTCGTCATTGTCTTCAAAAACCCTTTGCTCTAGCCCTATGCTCTCACTCGCTAAAAAGTCAACTACAGCATACGGGCCTTGAGGTCTTGGCGCGTCCCTTTGCTTGCTTCTAATTGTATAGCCCGGCGTCTCTAAAACCAAATTTACAGTATCCCGCACTAGCTTGTTGATTGCCTCTTCTAGCAACATTAGTCTTTAACTCCCATGGCAATTGTATGACCGTAGTCATCCCAATCAGCAGAGTTTATGATTTTATATTGCTGACCCTTGTACATAACCAAGTCCGCTATCAAACCGGCTTCATCGTTCGTGGTACGTATAGGCTTTTTAGATATGAAAAGTTTTATGTCCTTATCTTTTTCGCCTTCAGGAAGTATTTCTAATTGAATAGGGCTTGGTTGTTGAACACTGGCTAGGGTTTTAAAAGTAGATGTTGTTCCCTTTACATATAGTCCGTCAACATAAGCACCAGCGGAGGTTCTAATAACAGTTACTATTTGCGAGGTATCGCTGTCTAATGCTTCAGATACATTAATAACCATTACTCATCAACCTCGTATGTTATAGACTGTCTAAGGTGACCTGTATCAACAAGCGGATTACCTTCGCGGTATACCAACGGAGGAGCATCAATATCTGTTATCTTATCTTGTACGTCTGTTTGAACAGCTAGGCCAACAATTCCCAAGGCTTGTTTGGTATCCATATCACTTTTTATAACCTTATAACTAAGCTTACGGAATAAGGTTTTGTAGTCACGTTTCTTTTCAATGACCGTTGATCTAAGGAAGCTACGTTCAGGAACCCTACTGCTACCGAACTCATGGACCGTACCTACCATAATAACTGAGGTTCCATCTGGATAGTCGTTGGCACCTTGTGGTAAACCTACTTTAACCCCGTTTGGCCCTTTACCAAATGCCTTACCGATACGCTCTAGTTTTTTAAGCGCCTTTTCCGGGGTCCGTATTATTCTGGTTCTTGACCTCATAATTTATTAGCCACTAGCACACCCGCGAAACAAGCGTTACGGGTCATTAGGAATCTTTGGCCGTATACTGTACCCATGTAAAAGTCATCGCCGTCTGAGCGACCCTTAGTGGCTACAGCACGAGTAACAGAAACACCCCCTGCACTCTTGGAGCTTACCGGGCCAACCTTAACAGAACTGTCACCGGCTTCACTGGCTTCCCCAGACACCAGCAAATGAGCAGCAAGATGAGCTTGAGCATAATCGTACTTACCTGACCAGCGTTTCTCATCAGCGCCCATGTAAACCAACTGAGCGTCCTCTATAAAGATCTCAATTCTTGCATCAGGGTAAACGATATCATCGGTAAACTCAGGGAATCTTGCTCTAAAAGCGGCAACAGTAACAGTCATCACATTCCCCTTGTAGCTTGATATATGATAATGGCCGCTAATATGCTACTGATCCACATAAGTACCCCTTTACCTATATCTTTATGACCTCTATTTATATTAACTGTATCTTCAAGATCCCCTATTTTACCCCTAAGGATATCTATGGTATCGGCGTTGGCTTTAAGAGTAGTTATGATCATTTCCGGATTATGCTCGGCTTGCCACATTTCAACCTTCCTTATACGCTCATCCCCGGCATCTAGTCTTTTGCCAAACTTATTAATCACCTGATCATGATTAGTAATTCTTTCTTCTAATCTTATAACCTTTTCAAGCTTACCTTCTATACCGGATAACCGTTTTTCTATGGTCTCCAAAACTCTCCATAATCTCATGTTGTCGACTTCGTCAGACACAATAATTACCCGGCGTTTTATGTGAGTTTATGGAATACTCTTTATAACCTTACTTTAGATTATAAAGAATAGCCCCTGTTACCAAGGGCTATTCCGTTACTTACTTCTTATCTTTAGGCATTGCCTGAGACTTGGACTTTGACTTAGAAACTTCGCTTTCAAGTTCTTGGTCGTCCTGAGTCTTACCAAAAGTCAGCTTACCTTGTTCTTTTAGTTCACTTACATAAGCATCCACTTCCTTGCCGTCTTTGCTTACAAAGCTTTCCCAGTGCTTGTCATCCACTACGTTAAAACCTGGGACGATTCGAATCGTAATACGATCGCCCGCTTTACCAATGGCTTTCAGGTTATACTGTCGCTGAGTTGTATTAGTTACCCCGGCCATAATATCAAACCCCTGTAGCGATTGCGAGTGACAGCGGGTAATAGATATTAAGACCCGCCAAACGGTTACGACCAGGAACAACAAACTCAAGGTTCTTTTGCTGTACTGGCATCATTTCCAACTCTACCGGGATTTCCAATTGCAGCTTGTCCGGGTTACGGTCATAGGCTACCATTGAATCTGTTGATAGGTTGGAGTTAAGGTCGGCTGAACATTCGTTAACTGGAATGATATCATCCACACTGTTCAGGTACGGGCTGTTCTGTACCAGATACATCAGGATAGTTGTATCACTGTTAGCACTACGAGGAGTAGAGCTGATGTAAGACCACTGAGCAGGAGGTAGCATCAGCGTATTGCCGCGCTCAACCATTTTGGTAGTCTCAAAGATGTCGGCGAACAAGTCGTTAACATCAAACAGGATTTCGTCTGGTGTCTTGGTTGTCCATGGCTTAGTACCAGCAGCACCGTCAACAACGGCACCAGTTGGAATATTAGGGTGATCAAACAAACCCGGCAAACCGCTGGCGGCATCACCAAAGAACCCCACATCGTTAACCTTCTGCTCTACAGATCGCATAGCAGCGTTTGCACGACGTTGATCCAAAGCTGCACCAGTTAGCTGGGAAGCTTGGATCTCATCCAGGTTATAGCCGTAAGAAATACCTACAGACCGAACCGGAATGGTTGTTTCTTTACCGGCAACGTCTGCACGAGGCAAGTCGTCAGCATAGGCTTGGATAATCTTAGCCGCACCTACTTGATCATAAGTACGGTAAGTGATTGAAGTAACACCCGGACCACCTTCGTTGGAAACAGGGAAAAGGCTACGCGCCTGAAGTTCAGGGTACTGAACATCATAGCTACGTGCTTTAATGTGCTCCAACTGGCGCTGGAAGAAGAACGCGCCGTCAGCATCCAGGATACCGTTGTTAATAGCTTGACTAATAGCACCGTCAAGTGTGATTTTGGTCGGCCCTTGTACAACGGCATAATGTGCGCCGTCAAACTGTACAATGGAGCCGTCACGGAGTTTCAACTGTTTCATTTAATTGCTCCTTATGCGCCAGCAGTTACGGCGGAAGTGTTAAGGCGAATTACAGCCAGTTCACCGGCTGAAGCGGTAGTTTCCCAAGTGGCACCATCAAGCTGAGTCTCGCTGGCACCAGCAGCGCCGGAGTCCAGAATACCAGTACCATCAGCATAATTAACAGCGTTACCGGGTACGCAACCAGTCGGGCAAACTGCCCAGATGTAACCTGCTCGCATGATACCGGCTGTTTCTTTTACATTCCAACGGATAGCACCAGCATCGCCGCCTTCTTTCTCTAGCGAGCGAACGGTAATACCCAGGAAGTTAGCACTGGTAGCCAGAACAACTTGCTTGTCCGGATCTGTGCCGCGTGTTACCGCAACACCAAAACCGATACCAGCAGCAGTTTCAACCGCGCGAGATACGATGTCATGGGGTGCTTTAGCGTAAATGAGACCAGCGTAAGCCTTGCCCTGACGAATGCTGTAAGTAGTTTGAGCAGCCATTATTTAGCACTCCCTTTCCAAAGATTACGGTTCCGCTCGAGCATCTTGTCACGAGCAATAATATGAACCGGGCGATTGTCTGTAACCTTGCCGTCATTGGTTGTAACTTCCTGACGGAAAGCATTGTCTAGGTCGTTAGTACCTTGTACGGATTCGGCCAGGATATCAAAACGAGCTTGGATATAATCTGCAGAAACAGAATCCGTCTGAACGTTTTCACATTTGGCGGCAACCGCTTCCTTCATCAGGCTGTCGTTGTCTTTGCCTTTCCATTCAATTTCAGGAAGGATCTGGCGAACCTTATCTACCAGTTCAGTACGCGCTGCAACCAGCTTGTCCAGGGCGTCAGCCGTTGGAACCTTGCTTGTTGCGTCGTCAAGTTTGGCCTTCAAAGAATCTTCGGTTTTCTCAGCCGCTTTTTTGGCTTCTTCCATTTCATCTTCTTTGGCTTTCTTCTCTTTCTCAATTTCTTCGGCTGACATTTCAGCATCCGACAAGCGAGTGTGCAGTTTACCAACCGCTTGAGCCGCCTGATCGGATACTTCGTAGTCAACCCCATCAATGGTAATTTTAGCCATTTTGGATATGTCTCCTAGGTTAGGAAGTTGGTCGGCCACTCTACAATCTCTTCCAGCGCGACCACGCTCTACAATAGCAATGTGATTGCCTTTTATATTCCTCTGAACGGCATCATATTGTTCACCGTCCTGAGAAACACCGGGAGTCCAATCTATATCCGCTGTATAGCCGTTGGACAATTCTACTTTGCCGCTCTCTACATCTTCTATAGCTTTAGCGTCAATAATAAATAAGTCTGTTTTTGAAAAGGAACCATCGCGCGTAACGGCTGTTCCAGCATGACCAACTGAGTATTCTTTTGCGTTACTGGCATTAACAAGTACAGGGGGATGACCGTTAGTCATAGGCTTGTTACTAAAGGAGCCAAGGGATAAGTCTGAAAACACTTCCTCCTCAGGCCGATATACCCTAATAATATCATCGGGCTGGCGGTCTTCAACACCCATTTCACCGGCTAGATACTCTTGTACACCAATGCGAGATATCCTTGCTGGTACAACAAGAAATCCTTCATCGGTGTACTTACGTTCTGAGTTTATATCTAACCTGTCTTTTAGAAACATCTGTTACCGCCTTCTGGGTTTAGACTATAATAGTTCATATTCTAATAAAAATAAACACCTTGGCACAATACAGCAGTCAAACTATACTTTAATTATCGCTTGTGCTACGCAACGGCACTGAATGTCCTGTCCTGGATGTCCTGTGTCTTTTGGTGGATCATCCCATCGGAATGTTTTACCGTTCTTACTTTTGTGGCTATCCCTTACTCTTTCGTCACCTGCTGTACGCCATATATATTCCTCAACTCCCAGGTTCTGTGATCGTTGCTGGTTAAGCGCGGAGTTTAACTTAGATGTCTGATCACGCGCTATTAACCTAGCCCTTTTCTCTGTACTGTGACCTAACTTGGTTATCTGTTTAATCATTGAGGTAGCATCTCGTCCTTGCACTGTACCCC